GACTTTGTCATATGATGTGCTGTTACTAAACATTGTTGTACCATTTCTGCACATTGTTTTACTCCATCTGAAACTGGAACGTCTGGTAGTGACATCTTAATTGATTCATCACCTGAGTGTTCAAACCCTGATCCTATTTGTTTGTTTGGCTTCCACTCACTTACCTTACCACCCTGCTCATTGAAACATTTCTCTTCATTACAAATAGCCTTTGGTGTTTTTTGGTAGTATATTGTATCGCCTACTTGCCAAGATCCTCCACAGAATTGACATGTTCCCTTGTATTTTGCGTTCATAGAACTGCCCATAAAATCTATAAATACACCCCATTTATAAATGTTTACATGGATACCGTTGAGAAGGCTGTGTGGTTGATTTTAGTTATTTCATTAGGATTATTTGGTGGTATTATATCTGCATTTGGGGAGGACAGAATAGAAACCATGAGAGTATTCCATAAAGACAACCCTAACGTTTGTATATTTGAACCATCATCTGAACTCCAGGAAAGATTTCATGATTCTCTTTTTAGGTATTCTGTAGAATCAGTTCTCATTTGGCAGAATGAAATGAATGAGTATTCTAATGGCGATTGGACTATGCCAATATTCTACTATGAGTATGGTGAACATGTTGATAAATTCCCAGAAGACTTCCCACTATGTAATATTCTGATAGTATTTGAAGGCTTAAATGATGGCACTGGTATTGTAAACAGTACTGCTTTAGGCTATGCTCATTTTGACTTTTCACATTCAAATCATCAGTGGGCAATGGTTGTGGTTTACACAAAGGCATTAGTAGAAACACCAGTTGTTAGTGTATGTATTGGTTGTGACAATGTACCAAACAAGATAGATATAAAACAAGAGGCAAGAGATCTACCAGAAAACTCCATAAGATATATTATTATGCATGAATTTGGTCACGCATTAGGAATAGGACATTACGTAGATGATAGGACAAAATTTAATAATCACGTAAGTTTAATGTATCCTAGTATGAGTCCATTTGGAGAAAACGATTTGACAATAGGTTTTGTAGATAAAGAAGTCTTAGTAAAAATTTATAGTATAGATGGATTTAAAGGAATTTATGGACATACACCAGACAGATATATTATTAAAGAGAAGTATGATGGAACTGGATTTAGATTAGGGTGGGATACATGAAAGTAAAATATCATACAAAACAAATTGATAAGATATTATTCAATCAAATTATTTACAAGTTTGTTGCTGAAAATATAGGAGACTCATCAGCAAAACTAAAAGACTGGACTATTAATATATACCCTGTTGAAATGTTTGCTGAAGTTCATCCACAAGGAAAGGCATTCCTAGATACATTAGGTGGTAAAATTTCAGACACAATGCCACACGGAATAACAGGGAAAGATACTGTTGACTGTTTTGTTAAGGACTCAAAGGATTATGGTTTGATAGTATTACAAAACACTGCTGTCGTGGCACATGAATTATCACACATGATTTTAATGATTAGATTTAATGACAACCCACATTTCTACAAGAGAGGAACACTCCGTCATGATGATAAGACTGGTAATGTTGCAGGACAAGAACTAAACAAATGGACACAGGAAGTACATGATAGAGAGAATGAAGGAAGACTTAGAAATCTTAAAGTCTATAGAAAGATTGGTATAAGATGGTATCCTTACACAGTTCGTGTTTTAGATCTGGAAGGTTTTCCATATTAAAGATTTATATATGACATAATCATTTGGTTCCTATGGCACGTAGAAAAATTGGTAATTCACACACCACAATAAGTGTTCTTTGGAAAGACAAAGATGAGTTTAGGAAGCATGCTAAACTTGTTAAGCAGACAAGGAATGGTAAAATGTATGAGAGTGATGCAGTTATCTTTCAAAGAATTCTAGATTATTATAATAAAAATAATCCAACAACAGAGTCAGCAAAATCTACTTATCCTTCTCAAGATATATCCCAGCCAGATTCCGATTCCTCCTAACCCAAACAATTTTTATTTTATCTGTAAGTTTTCTTTTACATTTTTCATATAGTGGTAGTAGATGCTCTGTTGTTATTCTCCACTTCTGATTTATCTGGTTTACTACTAATAATGAATCACTATAGATTGTTATATTTTTACTCCTATAATTATTCCTAATATATGAAAGAGCATATAATAATGCAAGGTATTCTAATTCATTATTTGTTGGATTACCACTTCTGTGTTTTACAATAACTTTCTCTTTAAATTTATCTACTAGACAGATCTTAGATCCCCTTGTACCACCATCAATGTAAATTTTCACTCTACTGGTTTTGGGTTCTTTGATGTATAAGCTTTTCGGCACTCATTACTACAGTATATCCTTTGTCTACCTTTATATCTCCAAGGTAATGTAGCATTACATTCAATACAATGTTTAGGTTCGTCTCGTCTCAACACTTATAAATGATGGTTAGACTATTTAAGCCTTCTCTTCTTCGTCTTTCGTGTATTTTAAACCCCATGAATTAACATTCACGTTGTTAAATTTCTTGGTTTTATATGGTCTTGCATCAGAGTATACGAAATTAACACCACCTGTTGTGGTTGCAGTTGTTGCACTTCCACTTGATGTTGAACCAACGTCTTTTGTTGTTGGATTCTGTGCTTCATGTTTAAACTCTTCATCTTTATTCTCATGTGTTTCACCCTCATAATCTTCTGGGGCATCTACAGTGTTTGATTCATTTGTTGATACACCTGCATTTGCATTTCCACCTGCATTACCTAAAGCAGTTTCCTCTACATCTGATTTTTTTGAACCAGTTGCTGGATCAAATTCTGCGTCTTTCTTTTGATCATCATTTTGATCATTCGTTCTGGAGTGATCTTGTGTTTCACTGTCTTTTGATTCTCCTTCTTCATAAGTAAATCCTTCTTTTGTTAATACATCTTTCAATTCCATTGGTAGTTGATCCCATTCTTTTGTTACATACATTGGTGATGGTGCCTTTGCAGCCTTTAATGCTTGAATTCTTTCTGAAGCATCCATTCTATCCCATGTCTTATTTACTACTATATCCTTTACAAAAAACGTATCGTTAATATGAATATCTGAAAACGTTCCATCGTCCTTTGCTACTGTTATAAATGCTGATCCCATCTTTACAACTATACCTCTACCCTCTGAACCATTATCATAATAATGAATGTCATCTCCTATTCTGGTATGTGTAATCTTGTTCATGTCGACCATCTTAATATTTTTCTTTGAAGGTCGCCCTATATAAGTTTCACTTTCTTGTGGATCCTCACCTGTATTTTGGTTAAAGGCAGGCTCTAGATTACCATATCCATTACCATCCTTGTTTTCCTCCTCTCGTGAGTCACGTATTATCTTTTCTAACTCCTCATCTGGCTCTTCTGCTATAGTTATATCTCCAGATATAGTTTTGACTGGTTCTTTTTGTACTTCCTCATTTGGATTTTCATCTAATTCTGAATCAGTTGCTCTGAATGTAGGCTTTGGATTAGTCCATCTAGCCAATTCTGATTCTCCTACAGATGCTGCGTCCTCTTCACCTGATGGTTGAAACACCTCTCGTCCAGAAACTGAAGCCCATCTTCCTGATTCACCAGTAGACGGATTAGCTATTGGGGGGTGCTTCCATGGTTTTTTTACTTCTACCATATATATCAAATAAAAGATATAATATTTAAAGTTTAACCAAATAATGACTCTTTTAGAGCCTTACCCATACTTAAAACATACCAACCATCACCAGAAGCGACTGCTTTACATGCTAAAACCAGACTATCTGGATAGTCATCATGCTCATCAGATTTGATTTTCATTATACCTGTCTCAGTATACTCCCTTCTCAGATATGATAATTGATAAACCATCTTATCTACAGTCTTTAATGTTATTTTATGATTCTCAAATAAGAGTCTTAAATTCTTATACATTGTAGCCTTTTCTTGAAGTGTGAACATGACACCCCTACATGGTAATCCTTGCTCTCTAGCGAGATCAATCAAACCACCACCAAGACCAGTCTCATCAACGTATACAGTTTCAACATTATAATCTCGTGCTAACTGATTCATTCTACCACAAACATCAACAACATTTGATTGTGATTCTGCTTCTACTAACTCTACAAACACAGCGTCTTTTTTGTCAACACCACATATAGTATATACTGTCTCATCTCTACCAGTTCTTGCAACGTCAACACCCATGTAATACCTCACATCACCTGATGGTCTTTTATCATTAACTGCTTCTTGTATAAGTGAGTTTGGAATTAACGCATCACCAATATCCAGGAACTCTCCTTCAACTTCTTGTACATATTCTTCTCTTGTAAGTTTCTTAATCTCCTCAATGAATGATGGATCTTCTTGAACGAGTGGGTTATCTGTTGACTTTACATGAAATTCTGTCCACATACCTTCTGGATTTTTTGGTCTTGAGTTTTGACATGCCTCATAAAAATAACCAGATTTACTAAACGGTGTTGATGTCAACCACACCCTAGCCTTTGTTGCCATACCAGATGGTAAGAAGGCTCTTAATATTGATGTCTTTATGAAAGAACATTCGTCTGCTATAATTACATGTGGTGAATAACCTCTGAGTGAGACACCAGTCTCACCTGTTGCTCTTGTTACTATTTTACTAACTCCTTCACCGTTTAAAAAATTAACCCACATCTCTGTCTGTGTATTTCTAACAACAAATCCTTTAAGGAAATCATTATTCATCATAAGACTTCTTATTCTATCGAACATGATTGTAGCCTGATTTTGTGTAGGTGCTGCAATTACTATTGTACAATCATGTTTAACAGTATCTAGTAATAACGGTGCAAAGAATGCAAAATGTATTGCTTTCACAGCAGTACTCATTGTCTTACCTACCTGTCTTCCAGACCTATAAACTATGAATCTGTCCTGGGAATCAACATATTTTTTATTATATTCAAATAGTTTATGACCTAAGAATACCTCACTAAATTTACTAGGGGTTGTGGCACACTCTGCTATTACTTGAAGAAAGTTCTTCCTCTCTTCTATCACCTGTTTGCTTGGTCTTGCCATTATGCCTGCCTCACATGCTTTGTTTTAATATGTAATATTACGGCTTCAGCGTCTTTAAACCCATCCTTTCCACACCATATACAATGCCTTATATTATAAACTTCATTCATGACAACCACATTCACATTCTGACATCATAGATATAACCTCATCAGTACAATGACCACATAATCTACAGCAATGTTCATTCATATTATCACCAGTACTATCATTGAGGCGAATACTGCCCCACAAAATGTTGCAACTATATCAGCAAAATCTGGAACACCTTTACGAGTAAATTTTTGGTATAATTCATAACCTATTCCAAAGATAAACCCTAGTAATATAAGTGGAAAAAACACTACCCCAAGTATACTTAGTATAAAACCTACTATAAAATGCTGTATCTTATCATTTATTTTTAATCCCATCTACCATCACCTTTTTTTGGTTTTGTATTTTTCAATTTACAGATATAATAACCCACTGTAATACCACCGAATAGGTATGCCATGCAGATTACTGTAAAAATTAAATCCCCTATCATATCATTCAACACCCTTCTGTGCTTTTATCTCTCTAAAGATATTAGCTATGTCTCCCTCTTTTGTATATTCTGCCTTCTCTGTTACTACTATCTTACTATTTAGTTCATTAATTGATTTGACTACATTGAGTAATGTGTTTATCTCTGACTTTGTATTTCTATCAGGTATATTTCCATCTAATTTTGATTGTGTTAATGCCATTAATACATTCTCGAATGAAAGTTTTGCTAGCATGTCCATCATAGCTTTCAAGTCTTCTGGGTTTCTTGTATCTATTTCATTAATGAATTTAACAAAGTCCTCTCTTATTGCACATACTGCACCAGCTTCATATTTTGGGCATTTACCATTACCACCATCTTCTATTGAACGGTATACACATTGATCACACAGTGCTGGGATGTTTGCAGTTTTGAAATGCTTCGCAGCATTAAATTTTGAGATGGTTTTTCTCTTATCCTCTACAACGATGTTGGTTTTACCAACAGGTTTTATCTTAAATAGGTCATCTGCCATACCTACCAATTATTAAATCAATTAATAAAGTTTTCTGTATACATATTATATGCCTTACACATAGGCATAAACAGCAATGCTATAGGTGCTTTTAGCAATGCATTATACTCACCATCAATTATTTCTTGTGTTGTTATACCTACCTTCTCTAAGTTTTCCTTGTATTTCTCACAGTTATACCTCAACATTGGTATCATACCCCTACCTTTTTCAGCAAAAAACATAGATGTTGTAGAGTTATTACTCCATATCTCAGTCTTTTTGGTCATTGCAGCAGATATCCAACCACTTGTATCAATGCTTTCAAACATTCTTTGTTGAATATACTTTCCTTTTGCTAAACCATGATACCTTAAATTACCTGGGAGTTTTCTTATCTGATCCTCTGTCTCTAGTTTTCCTTTTATCTCACCAAGACAAACATATGAATCTGCTTCAAGTTTAATCTGTGCTAGATGATGTAGGTAGTTACCTTGTAGAACTGGTAAAGTCCAATCAATACCCTGCTCTCTTTCCTTCTTCATGTATTTTATGGTGTTATCCATATCATAAAACACATCAAACTGTGTGGCATAATCATACATATCCCTCTTCTTTTTGAGAAAATTCCAATACTTTTCTGGATCTCCTTTTGTTCCTGCAACAACAAAAATCGATTCAAACTCTCTTCTAAACTTGTTTATATTAGCATATGAATATCTATGTGATAACATTACATTCCTCACACCACACTCTTTCAGTGCTTCTAAATGTGCCTTATTATTAGCGTTAAGATAGATCTTCAAGGTCGTCTTCCAATACCCATCTTAGACCTCTTATCAATCCACGCCTTTCATCATCTTCTAACTTCATGAATTTCATAGGAACATAATTTGGACTCTTATAATTTTCATGTAGTAGTAGTTCTTTTTGATATAAGAGAAGATCTCTTACAGAATGCTCACTCTTCATCCCAAAACTTCCTATCATCTGTGAAGCATTTGGTTGCGTATGGACACATACCGTCACAGAGGAAGCATTTAGTTCTTTTTGGTAATGTTTTATTCAGTAAAGCATCTTTAATTACTGCTGCTTTCTGCTTCATATCCTCTACTATTTCCTCATAAGGCTGTAATTTGAATGATAAGCATGCTGGTTTATCCCTAACTTCTTTACTAATACTATTTGATATGTATATAACACACCCAAAATCTGCGTTAATACCATAGCATTTGTGTAGTAAAACACGATATCTATTTATCTGATCCTTGTGAGAATCACTTGGTTTTGATGAGGCTTTACTAAAATATCCAATAGAACCAGTAGTTTTCTTATCTGTTATAATCCATTTATCCCCCACTTTTAGCAGATCATCTATACTTCCATAGATTATATCTAGGTGTTTTGGATCACCCTCTGGTATTTTCTTTGCTTCTTCATAGGTTAATGGTTTATCTTCAACCCAATCCCATGCTAGAAACTTCTCATGATTTTCATCTGTTGCTATTTTTGAATTATTATGTACTGCCTGTCCTATGTATAATGATTTCATATCCTCAGTTGACATTGTCTTTGGAGAAATTTTACCATAAATAGTATATCTATCACATGGTTTAATGACATCTGAAACGTGAATTTTTCCCAACCTCTCAGTTTCCATGGCTTCTACCTGGGCTTTACGAAACTTGAAGTATATTTCATTGTTAATATCTTCTAACTTTAACATTGAATTCTATAGAAATATTACCTAATTTAAAGGTTTGCTTAGTAAGATTCGTCTATGATAAATGTGAATGATTCAGTCTGTTCCGAAATAACTCCGTTTGAATCAAGTAGTTCAACCTCTCCTTCCCATCTTCCAGCCTTTGCATTTGTTGCGTCTGTTGCTGATAGAGTGTAACTTACATCTCCAGTAGATCTTGTATCAAATGTTAGAGTTCCATTTATTAATGATGTTCCATCTGGTTTCCATACCTTCCACTTACCTGTGGCATATGTTACATCATTACTGAGATTTTTTGCTGTACCAGTAGAGTCTGTTATCTGTAATTGTAGTGTGGCACGGCTACCTGCCTTTACCTTATATTCAATTGCTCTTGGTACCATATCCATACTCATTTTAATTACCTGCTCCTCTTCCTACTTTACTCCTTTTAAAGATTCTTGCTATCTTACTCCTATCAAATGCTCTTATTATTCTCTTTCTACCTGCGATTACTTTTGCGTTTCCTAATACTTCTTTTGCTAATCCTTCACTCATCTGAATAGTAGAAGATAAAACTCTAGATAATGCCCTAGAAGTTATCTGTCCTTCTGATATTTGTAATGTATCTGATATACTTTTCAATCTTCCACGAACATATATCCTGGCTTCTGATAGTTGTAATGTTTCACCTATCATTATAGTTATGTTTAATGCCATAGAAAGTGCTTCAGTGAAACGTAGTGTTTCATTTATTATTTTTACCATAGTTCTTATTGCTGTTCCATCAAACTCATTAAGACTTAGACTCTCATTAATCATTTTTAATCCAGTTCCAAGTCTACTTACTGCTTCTGACTGCTGAATTGTTTCGTTTATTCTTCTTACTAATGATCTAATGGTTCCATCAAACTCACTTATACTTAGACTTTCATTGACAATATGATAATGATCCATAAATCTTGTTAAGACTTCTGAAAGTTGTAGAGAATCACTTAATATCTTTATTCTTCCTCTAAGATATAATGTTACTTCAGATGTTTGTAACGTCTCATTAACATATCTTGACATTGTTCCAAGTCTACTTACTGCTTCTGTAAACTGTAGTGTCTCTGCTAATAATCTAACCAATGATCTTACTGTTATTTGTCCTTCTGATATTTGCAGTGTTTCTGCTATTGGTTTAATACCAGTACCTAGTCTTGATGCAGACTCTGATTGTTCTATAGTTTCTGCAATTAATCTGAACATTGTTCTTACATTACCGTCAAATTCTGATAGACTCTCACTCTCTGATAATACTCTAGACATATTTCCTATTCTGTTTAATGCCTCACTAGTCTGCTCAGTTTCAGATAATATTTTAATTCTTCCACGAACGTATGCTAATGCATCTGACATTCTCTCCTCTTCATTAACATGTTTAAACAAACCTGTTATTCTTATTAGTGCCTCAGATACACTTTCACTCTCTGTTATAATTTTTATGATTTCTGGTCTTACATCAAACACATTGTTTTGAAATGCATTCTTTTGAAATGGATAATCTCCCCAAGTATTATCTTGGAATGCATTATCTTGAAATACATTGTCCTGAAATACTGCTGCTACTTTTGCCAACTAGGCAACCTCAGTCCAAGCACTACCACTCCAAATATAGTGTTTACCTGTATCACTAGTTTCAAAGATTGAATTAGTTTGTATGTTTGCCAAGTCAGATGTTTTAGTTCCACGATCACCTAATGCTGAAAGATTTGAATGTTGGTTTAATGTATAACTCATAGAATCAAATTCAATAGCAGTATATTGTGCTGTTTCTGAATCTAAATTCATTTTTCCTACACCGTATGTTCTGTTAGGTATATTATTTGCACCAACTCCACCACTATCAACTAAAGATGATATTTGGAGTTTTTCTTTACTTGCAATATTCATTGCATACACTACACCAAACTTATCTGTTGATCCACCATGATTATCAATCTGTATGTTATTATCTGCTGTAACTACACCATCATTTCCACCATTCCCACTTTTTCGCCAAGAATAGTCGTCAGCAGATACACCAGCATATCTAATTTCAGGGCTATTACTACTTCCACTTGTTGCTAACCCATGATAGAGATAAACATTAAACTCACTTGGAAGAAAGTCATCACTGGAAGATAATCCAAGTCCACTGCCTGAACTACCTCTAGTTTTATCACCGTTGTTAATCCATGCCATTAGTCATGCCCCCACACTTTCATGAAAGAAGTTGTTGTATAGTCGCCACCTGATACATCATTAACAATGTCAATCGTATCTATTTGTTCACCTGTTTCTTGCCATTTACCTGCGACATTCATACGCCAAGCATAAGAATCACCATGATCATGTGCTATCGATTGAAGGATAACAGGTTTTTCTCTACCTTCGGCATTAACAATAAACATATTAAAAAACACTGGATCAGATATACTTGAACTCCCACCATCTGTTAATATAGCATATATTGAATCTGTATCTGAAATATTACCTTTTGTTTGATTACCATTTACAGCGTATCGTAATGCGTAATTTGATCCTGCTTGACCGTTAAATCTTATATTATATGCAACATTATTACTTTGTTCTATATACCCCTGTACCCACAAATATTTCTTTTTTGATATAGTGCCTGATGATAATGTATCACTTGCACCACCTGACAGGTCAACACTTGCTAATTCTTCCCAGAAGTTTGCTGTTTCTGTGGCAGTTGGATCATAACCAAGAACAACCACTTCACTACCTGCCATATAATCACCACTTTGACCTGTGTTTAATGTAGTTATTTGATCTATTGGTTCTGATGTGTTTGCCCACTTCCATACAGTTTCACCTTTAACTGGAGTTACACCTGCACCTGATCCATCTGTATTAGTTTGGTGTCCTATCGCTAATTTTTCATTACCTGAAAGATTAGAGATGTATGTAACATCAAACTTATCACCTGCATCACCACCTGTGTCATACATTACAGTTGATTGATTAACAGCAGTTTGTTCGGTTCCGTCATTTTCAGACCATCGCAAAGAATACTCATTGCCTGACGTACCATTTAATTTGTTTATGACAATCGTATTACCTGAGCTTTTTACGTATCTAAGTATCATTAAATATTTCTTGTTTGCCAAACCTGTGACATCAATAGTATCACCTGCACTTCCTAGTGTAGTTCTGCCTATTTCTTTCCACCCTGCATAAGTTCCACTTGGTAATGATTCAGCAGTACGTTCTGCATTAGTTCCCTGAATCCTATTACCTGCTAAATATTTAACTGCCATTA